TTCAATATCCGCAAAGGTCAGAAGCTAATGCAACCTACGTTTGGTACCATTATCTGGGATATGTTATTTGAGCCACTTAACGAAGATACTCAGCAGGCAATACAAGCAGATGTAACCAAAATTGTCAGCTATGATCCACGTCTTCGTGTTGGGCAAGTAGCAGTAACACAGCAAAACAATGGACTACTAATCCAAATCACATTAGGATACGTTTCGTCAGACCAGACCGAAACACTATCCCTAAACTTCGACGCAAACTCCAAGAAATTAACCGCTAATTAACTGACCATATAATTATACCTGATAAATACTTGATACAGGTAAATTAATATGGCCCAAAGCACACGTCAAACAAATCTTTTAGTACAACAGGACTGGACAAAGATCTACCAGACCTTCACTAACGCTGACTTCACTAGTTACGACTTTGAAACTCTGCGTAATAGTATGATTAATTATATTAAGACATACTATCCAGAAACGTTTAACGACTTCCTGGAATCTAGCGAATACATTGCATTAATTGACATGATCGCTTTCTTGGGTCAAAGCCTGGCATTCCGCACAGACTTAAATGCTCGCGAAAACTTCATTGATACAGCACAGCGCCGTGACAGTATTCTAAAGCTAGCACGTATGTTAGCCTACAATCCAGGACGTACAAATGCAGCGTCTGGCTTGCTAAAAATTGACAGCATTAAAACAACCGAAAACGTACTAGACAGTTCTGGTATTAATTTATCTAATGCAACAGTATATTGGAATGACATCACTAACGATAACTGGCTAGAACAATTTACTACTATCTTTAATGCGACTTTGGTATCCAGCGAGAGCTTTGGTAAGCCAGGCAATAGTCAAAAAATCAATGGTATTCAAACTGACGAATACACAGTTGCACTAAACACAAATACGTTACCAGTTGCGCCTTTCAATGTTAACATCCAAGGTAACCCTGTTTCGTTTGAAGCAGTAAGCGCAACTACAGTAAACCAATCATACATTTACGAAAACGACCCAACTAAGACAGGACAGTTTAATTTACTATACCGCAATGACAACAACGGCAACGGTAGCAATAATACTGGCTTCTTTGTATTTTTTAAACAGGGAAGTTTAAACACCACGCAGTTTACTATTAATAACAGTATTCCAAACAACTATGTAACAGTTGCAACTAACAACATTACTAATTCTGATCAGTGGCTGTATTCGTTAGATGTTTCTAACAATCCACAAACACTATGGAGTCAGGTTCCTGCACTCCCTGGTATCAATGTTATTTTTAATAACTTAACAGATAAGAATTTATATCAGATTAATACTCGTAACAATGACCAAGTTGATTTGGTGTTTGGTGACGGTTCTTTCTCTAATATTCCACAAGGAACATTTAACTTTTTATATCGTACTGGTAACGGTATTACCTACAGCATTACTCCAGACGATATGGCAAGTGTCAGCATTGGATTAACGTACATCAGCAAAAACAATACCGTTGAAACATTAACTGTTACAGCAAGTTTAAAATACACTATTACTAATGCTAATGCAGCACCTAGTTTAGATAGCATCAAATCTGCGGCTCCGCAACAGTACTATACACAAAATCGTATGATCACCGGCGAAGACTATAATATCTTCCCACAGACATCATTTACCAGCATCCAAAAAATTAAAGCAGTTAACCGTACAAGTTCCGGCGTTAGCTTATACTTAGATGCGATCGACCCAACAGGTAGCTACAGCTCTACAAACATTTTTGGTGATGACGGCGTAATCAGATCATCTACTAGTACCAAGCCAACGACGTTTGACTTCCTAACTACCAATGACATCTATAACGCAATTTACAATAAAGTAATTCCACTTATAGATTCTATAGAATTAAAAAATTTATATTATGCTAATGCAACAACTCGTTATGATAGTTTTGATTCTAACGTAACATTTAAGCAAACTAACTATTCTACTAGCACAAGTACCGGTTACTTAATGTGGAACAACAATACACAAGCTGTAGGCACTACAGTTAATGCTCCATTAAAGTATGTGGCCGCAAGCGCAAGTTTACAATTTTATGTACCGAGTAGCGAAACTACTATGTATGCAACAGTAACTAGCACAGCTGCCAATACAGTTGGTACCAGTGATACACATATTACATTTGGTACAGTTGTTCCTAATGGTGCTATCTTAACTGACGCTAGCTTAACTGGCGCCAACGCAATCATTCCACCTTACAAGACTACATTAACATCTGATGTAATCACTAGTTTAATTAATCAAATTAAAGCTAAGTCTACATTTGGTTTAACATACGATTGGGCAAACCAAGTATGGAAAACTCTATTAGATGGTGACAACGGTTGGGTATTAAAGTTTAGTTACGACCAAGGCCTGTATACAATCAACTATAAAACACAAACTTATACATTTGGTAGCTTACAAAATACTAAGTTTTACTTTGATCCAACAACACGAGTATATAATTCTGTAACAAGTACTAACGTAAATGATACTATTAAGATTTTAAAGATCAGCGGCAAGCCAGGAGATACAGGAACCCCAATGGATTCTGATGTAACATGGCAAATTTATAATACTGTTAATAGAGATGATGGTTACATTGATACATCCAATGTAATAGTTGGATCATCCACTGTACAAATGGTAGGTGTTCCGGATAATCCTGACTTGTATTCGTTAGTGGCCAATGGCCCTAGTCGCCCAGACTTGTACTTCCAATACAAGCACAATGTTCCAAGCCGTAGCCGTATTGATCCTACTCCGGTAAACATCATTGACTTATATGTATTAACAGCGGCATACACTAACAGTTACATCAATTGGTTACGAGATCTGACTGGAACTATCACACAGCCAAATCCTCCTACATCAAGTAGTTTAGAGATTGACTACAATACATTAACAAACTTTAAAGCAGTTAGTGATACGATTGTTTACAATCCTGCTAAATTTAAACCATTGTTTGGACAGAAAGCGGACCCATCAGTACAAGCACGTTTCCAAGTTATTAAGAATCCTGCTGCCGGTATAACCGACAACGAAGTTAAGACACAGGTTATCAGTGCAATTAACGCTTACTTTGATGTTAACAACTGGGACTTTGGTGATACATTTTATTTCTCAGAGTTAGCAGCATACCTGCATACAACATTAGCACCAAACATTTCCAGCGTATTGATCATACCAGCTGGCACAGGCGGCGACAATTTCTTTGGTAAGTATTTCCAAATTAATGCCGAACCGTGGGAGATCATTACATCAGCCGCAACAGTCAATGACGTTGACATAGTGTCAGCAGCAACAGCAGCTCAATTAAAAATTAGCGGAGTAACCTTTGGAAGCACACAATAATGGCATTAGTTAATACTATTAATTTTTTACCACAGGTATTTCAAACTTCAACGAACCAACGCTTCCTGGGAGCAACACTAGATCATTTAGCAACGGACTCTGTTAATCAGCCGGTTAATGGTTATATTGGTAAAACATTTACACCTACATATAAATTAACTGACAACTATGTACCTGACTTTACAAAACAGCGCCAGCATTACCAATTAGAACCTGGTGTTGTTGTTACTAACGGTAATAAAAACATTGAGTTTACAGCCGGATATATTGATCTATTAGACAGTATTGACTACTACGGTGGTAAAACACAAAACCATAATAGATTGTTTGCATCGGAGACGTATAACTACGATGGGCATTTTGATTACGACAAATTTGTAAACTATTACAATTACTATTGGCTACCCAATGGTCCCGATGCTGTAGCATTGACTACAAATGTTCCTTACTCTGCAGACTATACAGTAACAAGAAATACTGCTGTCGGTGGATACAATTTTACCGGTCGTGGCCTATTGCCAAATGCTCCACTAGCACTGGCACGTGGTGGCACATATACATTCCAACTCAATCAACCTGGCTTTAAATTTTGGATACAGACCGATCCAGGTACCGAAGGCATGGACCCAAATATTTCTACAGTAAGTACTCGCGACGTATATGGTGTTACAAACAACGGTGTGGACGTTGGAACTATAACTTTCCAAGTTCCAACAAATACTGCACAAGATTTTTATGTAGCGATGCCAATTGCATCAACAGTTAATGCCGCAGTAGACTTTAATTATGCTGACATACAAAACAGATTATTAAGTGATTTTTTAACAGAGTTTCCGGGCGGTTTAGACGGGATTAATACACAGTTACAAAGTAAAACTATTGTATTTGTTAATAACAATCAAGCAACAGCAACATGGACTACACCAGCAGTACCATCAGCATATACTAGTTTAGATCGTGCAAGTATCCGCCCGGGCGAAGTAATTGGAACTGCTGATCGCACATCTGTTTGGACTGTTAATTTAGTTTCTACTAACACTGGCGATTATATTATGCAACTTGCACCAAGTCTGCAAGTTATTAAACAAGAAAAAGTTTTCGTAGGGTCTGGCAGAACTTATGCTTCTAAAGAATTTTGGGTAAACAATAAACTACAATTTGCATTAGTGCCTCGCATTACTGCGGTCAGCGATTATCTGTATTATCAAGATGCCGCTAACCCAGACTTTGTTGGCAAAATTAAACTAGTTGACAATGCAACATCTACAATAGATGTAACCAATGACATCATTGGGCAGGCAGAGTATACTAGTCCCAATGGCTTGGTGTTTACCAATGGGTTAAAAGTTAAGTTTGATCATTTAGTAACACCAATTGATTATTATGGAACAGAATATACTGAAGCAAACAAATGGAACGATGCCGTTGTTGCTCTTGGCGCATCAGTTACAGCAAACAATTTGGCCTATGCTGGAACAACATTAGTAGGAGACTGGAATCCAATTACTTCTGTTGGTTACATTTATCGTAACGAATACTATGTTGAAGGTGTAGGCACAAGCATTACATTAATCCCGGTTGATGCTCTAATAGTTCCAGAAATTGGAAATATTACAGCAACTGATATAAACTCCACAGGCGGCCTTGACGTTAGAACCGCAGACATTGACATTGACCCAGACTACATTACTATTAATCGTGGTAGTGCAGATCGTAATCCTTGGACTAGATATAATCGTTGGTTCCATAAAGATGTTATTAACGCTACCGCGGTGTACAATAATAAAACAGCAGACTTTGGTCCAAACACCCCAGCTCGTCGACCAATCATTGAATTTGAAGCAAACCTGCAATTATTTGAGTATGGACGTCGTGCTAAAGATCCTATTACATTAATTTGGGGTATTGACAGCACAGACTTTGTTACTGACGCATTCAACGACTATGAAGGTTTTGCTAAACAAGCCGGACACTTTATTGTTGGTAGAGAATATGTAATTGAGGATCCTGGCACTAGTAATACATTAGATCTAAGCTACACAGATTGGTTAGCAATTGGTGCTACATCAAGACTGCGTGGAACAGTATTTACTGCAACTGGTGTAGGTTCTGGCACTGGAACTGCATGGATGCGCCTAAACGGCCGCCAATTACAGCATGACGATCGCGTTGTATTTGCAAACGATTACGACATTAGCATTAGAAATAAAATTTATCAAGTTAATATTGAAAAGTTCACAGGCGGCAATTTCTTACGTTTAGTCGAAACTGTTGACGATCCTATACTGCACGGCGAAAACATTTTAGTACTAGCAGGAACCAAATACTCAGTTAACAGTCCAAACACCGTTGGCGCTTATACATACAATATTACATCAGACGGTACAATAGTATGGGCCCTTTGCCAGGCAAAGCAACATATTAATCAGTCTCCAAAATTTGATTTGGTTGACGGAAACGGTTATCAATTTAGCAATGAAACAGTATATCCCGGTAACGATTTCCAGGGAACAGCATTCTTTGGCTATGCAACCGGAACCGGCAATAATGATGCGGTGTTAACAAATCTTAAATTAAAGTATCAAAACTTTAATAACATTGGTGATATTGTATTTGCAAATTACTATGATACAGATACATTTAAGTATATTGTAAATCAAAAAACAGTAACTAAAAATTGTAATACTGGCTATCTTATTAAAAATCAAGATTTTGAAACAGCCGTTAAATTAAATTCTTGGGTTAAAAATTTAGAAGAAACAGCACAGTACCAAATCTTTACTAAATTCTTTGACGGGTATGTAATTCCAGTTGATGGCGTACAGAAAGCCTATGTACAAGTAGACGTATTACCTGTAACAGAAACATTAATACCGCACACTAAAGTATATATTAATAACACTTTAGCAAAATCTGGAACAGACTATAACTTAGTTGCAGTTGGTGTTTACTATGCAATCGTATTAGAAACAATGCCGGCTGTTGGAGACAAAATTGACGTATTGGTTTATAGTAATACTGCTAGTAATCTTGGCTATTACGAAGTACCAAAGAATCTAGACTTAAATCCGTTAAACGAAAACTTTTCTAGTATTACACTAGGACAACTACGTACACACTACAATAAATTAATTGAAAATACAACAAATAGCCCAATTGGTGCAATTCCGTTGCAGGACAATTATTTAAAAGCACGTGGAGGTACACTAGTACAGCACACAAGCCCTGCAATTTATGCAATGACATTCTTAACTGATCCGTTGGTTAACTTTGTTACTGGCTTACAACTAGCTAAAAAAGAATACATTGCATTTAAAAATAAATTTTTAAGTTTGTGCTCAACACAAACAGGATTAGATTATAATAATCCAGCTGCTGGCGTAGATGCTATTTTACAAAATATTAATATTGTTAAAAATGGTAATTTTCCTTGGTACTACTCAGACATGGTTCCACAGGGTAGCCAGTTTGATACTATCACATATACAGTATTAAATGCTCGCCAGACTAAGTATGAAATTTCAAGTATTTTTGATAACACACAATTAAGTAATCGCGCGGTGTTAGTATACGTCAATGGTGTACAACAAACAGTTGGTGTAGACTTTACATTTAGTTTGGTAAGTCCATCTATTACATTTACTAATCAGTTTACCGCAGATGATGTTGCTAACGGTACAACAATTACCATTAGAGATTACTCCGATACAGATGGTAACTATATTCCAGAAACACCTAGTAAGTTAGGACTGTATCCTAAGTTTACTCCGCGCATCTATAGAGATAATACTTTCCAAACACCAATTGATGTTATACAAGGACATGACGGCTCTATTACTCCTGTGTTTGGGGACTTCCGCGACAACTACCTGTTGGAATTAGAAAAGCGTATTTACAATAACATTAAAGCAGATTACAGTAAAAATGAAATTAATCTATACAGTATTATCCCGGGACGTTTTAGAGATACTGGATATACTTCAGCAGAATATAACGAAATACTAAGCCAAGGCTTTTATGCTTGGTCTGGAAGTAACAATATAGATTATACATCAAATACTCAGTTTGATGTTAATAACTCTTGGACATGGAACTACAGTAAATTTAAAGATGTTGTTGATCAAAGCAATTTACAAGGTTCATGGCGTGCCATTTATAACTACTGGTTTGACACAGATACTCCAAACTTAACACCTTGGAAAATGTTAGGATTTAGTAGTGAGCCAACTTGGTGGGCCACACGTTACAGCACAGGTCCATACACCAGCGGTAATAAATTGCTCTGGGAAGATTTAGAAGCCGGATATATTTGGGCAGGTAGTGCATCATCTGCATATATTGATCCTCGCTTTGTTCGTCCAGGACTAACATCCTTTATCCCAGTTAACAGTTCTGGTGATCTATTGTCTCCGGATGCTATCCCATTGGTATCGCAATACGATCAAACTACTGCTGGCAATAATTTTGCAGCAGGAGAAATTGGACCGGCAGAATCTGCATGGCGTCGTAGTAGCGACTATCCGTTTAGTTTACAAATGGTTATTGCCCTATGCAAACCAGCAAAATATTTTAGTACTGCTGTTGATATTTCTCGCTTTACTAGAAATACAAGCACTAACCAGTATCTAACTAGCGGCAATCAAAAGATTACTCCGGGTGTATTGGCTGTTAATGGTGATGCTACATCCGGGACAGTACAACGCACCAGCGGATATATTAACTGGATCGGCGACTCTATTAAAAACGTTGGCATTGACCCAGTAGCTAAACTAACAGAATATTTTAGCAATTTAAATATACAATTAAATTACAAAGTTGGCGGTTTCACTGATAAAAACTTAATTACTGTGTTTGCTGAACAAACTAGTCCTGGCTCTACTAATGCATCAGTCGTTGTGCCAGACTCTAACTATAATATCTACTTGACTAAATCGGTTCCTGTGGGTAGCGCAGTATACAGCGCGGTAATCGTTGAAAAAACCAATACAGGGTATGCAGTATCTGGATACGACCCAACACATCCGTTCTTTACTATACTACCGAGTGTTGCTAATAACAACAATCAAGAAATTACATTAAACGGTACAACAGTTAAATTGTATCAAACAACCACAGGCGTAGAACAAGTAATACCTTACGGTACAGAATTTAGTAGTGTACAACAAGTAGCTGATTTCCTAATCAGTTACGAACGCCACTTAGTAGCACAAGGATTTACCTTTAATCAATTTGATCAAGATTTAAATCAAACACGCAACTGGACATTAAGTGTACAAGAATTAATTTATTGGCATCAGCAAGGATGGACTGCTGGTACTATTATTGTACTAAATCCAACTGCTACACAAATCGCTTTAAGTACAGTATCAAGCATTGTTGATGAAATTTCTAATTCGTTAACTGGTAGCAAAGTACTAGATCAAAACTTTATTCCAATCAAGAGTAATGGCTTTGACATTCTAAGAACTGAAAATGCTGTAGATGGTAACAAGTTCTTATTAAGAACATTAAATGGATCTACAGTTTGCTATGCAAGACTACATTTAGTACAACACGAACACACAATGATTTTTGACAACGTGTCTGAGTTTGGCGACATCTTATATGTTCCAAGCCAAGGTACTCGTCAAAGTCGTTTAAAACTTGCAGGTGCTAAGACTGGCGCATGGACAGGTGCATTAAGTGCTCCTGGCTACATTTATAACGATCCAACATTTGTATCATGGCAATCTGGTACTGACTACAAAACTGGTGATATTGTTGTTTACAATAATTTTTATTATACAGCGAGCCAAAATATTACAGCCAGCGCAACGTTCGATCCAACTAAGTGGACACAAGTTAACTTAGATGCAATTAAAACTGGATTGTTACCTAGCTTTGGCCAGCAGGCACAAACCTTTGATCGTATCTACGATATTGACAAGCCATTGGACAACGAACAGTTCCAAGCATACTCAGCTGGTTTAATTGGTTTCCGTCAACGTCAGTTCTTAACAGACTTGGGCATTAGTATTCCGACACAAACTAAGTTTTATCAAGGCTACATTAAAGAAAAAGGTAGCGTTAACTCTATTAATGCGTTGACTAAAGCTAATTTCAATAACGTTAACGGTAACGTCAGCATCTATGAAGAATGGGCATTTAAAGTTGGCTCATATGGCGGCATAGATACAAACACCTACAAAGAATTTATTTTAGATCAGGGCGTGTTTACCACAAACCCTGTAGCATTTACGTTAACTGATACATATAGCAACGCACTTCCTATTGTTAATTTAACATTGTCAAATGTTTATAATGCAAGTAATATTTCTAGTACTAGCACAAGCCTATACAGTAATCGCACCAGCGACGCTTATATGTCAGACTTGCCTACTGCCGGTTATGTAAACTTAAATGATGTTGATTACACAATTTTTGATATTAACACGTTCAATACATCAATTGATGTTGGCGCCGGCAATAAAATTTGGGTAGCTAAGGACTCGACAGCACAGTGGAACATATTCCGTGTAACTGAAACAAATCTATACGCAACAGATTTAATTTACACGCTTGACTCCTATGCACAAATTAAGTTTAACAATGCACATTCATTTAAAAAGAACGATTCGCTAGTATTAAAAGGATTTGATTCTAGATTTGATGGCATTTACGAAGTTGTTGATATTGCTAATGCAACAGCAATAACAGTAACAATTACTCATAACATCAAAGATTTAATTAGAGCAGGCGTGATCGGTTCCACAGGACAAGTGTACGCACTTAAATCTGCTAAAACAGATTATGTAACAGATATTCCTAACATAACACCGCCAAACGGTTGGTTGGAAAATGATCGTGTTTGGGTAAACAATGCTACAGCCAGTTATGGTTGGGGTGTTTACACATTTAATAAGCCTTGGGTTAGCACTAACTCAGCAAACGTATCTGCTAACGTAGCCACTGCTGGTGACTATTTTGGTAGTGCAGTACGTGTTAGCTCAACAGGACAGTATTACTATGTTGGTAACCCTGGACGTAAACAAGTACAAGTATTTTCTAATACTGCCACTGCTGGAGTTACGCTATCAAATACTTTTGCAAATTTTGGATCAGTAATTGAAAGCCAGGGTAATATTGTAGCGATTGGTTCACAGAATTTAGTACACGTGTTTAATCACAACAACGGTGTGCTTACCCCTGTAGCTAATATTTCTTTCCCTGGTGTAACTAGTATTAGTATGACATCAGGTGGCAATATATTTGTTGGTGGCAATAATACAGTTAGTTTGTATAAGACAACAAATTATTCTACATACACACTATCAAGCACAACATCCAATACTGGCGCTTTTGGTACCAGCATCAAGGTCACACCAGACGGTTCTAAATTGTTTGTTGGCGCCCCAACTGGAGCAGGCTATGTTAATTACTATACAGTATCTAACGGTGTAATTTCATCTACGCCAAAATTAATTGTAAGTAGCTACACCAGTGGCGTTAATAACTTTGGTACAAGCCTAGACACAGATAGCACCGGTCAAAACTTGTTCATTGGTAGCCCAGGATCTACATTCTCTGGATTACAAAATGGATTAGTAGAACGTTATGTATTAACTGGTAGCACATACACACACCAAGCAAACATTACTCATCCGCACAACGAAACTGGCGCATTTGGTAAGACTATTAGTGTAAGTGCAGATGCTCGAGTATTAGCAGTATACGGACAAGGTAGTGCTGCAGAAGAAACTACAACATTTGACAGCGGCACATTTATGTTAGATGCTGGATCAACATGGTTTATTGACTCTATAGCAAACAGTGGTTCTGTTTATATGTTTGAGCCACTAGTTAAACAGTCTGATTCTGCAGATCTTGGAATTTACGCATTTGTACAAGAACTTGAAACTGGCCCACATATTGAAGTACATGCCGGCGATCAGTTTGGTGCTGTAATTGATGCAACAAGAAACGTAGTGTTAGTTGGTAGCCCTGGCTACAACGCCAACAGCGGAGAAGCATACGCATTTAATAATAGCATACAAGATATAGCATGGAATTTGACAAGACAGCAACAACCTAAAGTTGATGTAGAAAGCATTAGCCGTACATTTATCTACAACAAGTCTAACAATAATATGTTGGCCGCCCTAGATTATGTTGACCCAATTAAAGGCAAAGTGTTAAATGTTGCCGGGCAAGACATTGACTATCAGCGTGTTAGCGATCCTGCTATGTATAATCAAGGTACAGGTTCTGTGTATACAGACTTACATTGGGGTCCAGCACAAGTTGGTCACATCTGGTGGAACCTTGACACAGTACGCTTTGTGGACTATGAACAAGACGACTTAAATTACAGACTAACTAATTGGGGCAAACAATTCCCAGGAAGCAGTATTGATGTTTATGAGTGGGTAGAAAGCCCAGTATTGCCAAGCGAGTTTGTTGCCAAAGTTGGAGCAGGTACACCGTTACATCAAGATGATTCTGCGTATAGCACATACGGTTACGTAGACCAAAGTGGCAATGTAAAATTGAAATACTATTTCTGGGTAAGTAACAGAGATCAAGTTAGTGCTAGTGCTAATAAGAATAATAGTGTAATTAGTATTACCAGCATGATTGAAAATCCGCAAGCACAAGGCATACCATATGTTTCAATCCTACGCGATGATACTGTATCCTTACACAATGTTAATAATTTATTAGTTGGACAAAGTAGTGTTCTTCAACTTGGTCAACAAACACCTAATACAAGTCTAGTACACAGCGAATATGCATTAGTACAAGAAGGCAATCCAAGTAGTCAAATACCTACAGCTATATTAAGTAAATTAATTGATAGCTTGTCTGGTTTAATTGTTAACGACTACTACACTTCTACAGATTTTGTTAAAGTAACATACCCCGTACCAGACCCAACTTTACCAATGAGCCAACGGTATGGTATCAATGCAGATCCATTGCAACGTCAAACTATGATTATGGATCGCTCATTGGCATTAACTAACTATTTTGATATTGTAAATGCTAAGTTAATAACATATCCTGTCGTTAGTCGCAAAGTATTAACTACATTAAACAGCGAGCAAGCTGCTCCTAGTTTAGCATCCGGAAAATACGATTTCCCTGTAGACACGTATGATAAACTAGCCTATGTTAACGCCAGTAGCATGACTGCTGGTACAACTAAGATTTTGGTCAAGACCGACAGCACAAATTCTGGCAAATGGGCAATTTATCAATTTGCCGGTGTTAATTCTGCAGGTGAAAATACGTATAACCTAGTAGAATTGCAAAGCTACAAAACAAATCTATATTGGAAATATGCAGATTGGTACGATAGCTCTTTTGACCCAACTACTACAATTAATATCTCTGTACAAACTGCACTTGATTTAGGCAAGCTAGTGCTAACACCAAACACCTATATTAAGGTTATGGACACCGGCGCTGGCAAATTTGCAATATACTATGTTGACAATTTATCTACTCTTAATTTAGTGGGAATTGAAAGCGGCACAGTACAAATCTTATCAGGTACACCCGGATCTATTATATCAGCTGGATTGTTTATTTCTGGAGTAGAATATATTATTACAGATCTTGGTAATACAACACAACTACAATGGAATGACATTGCAGGTACTACTGGTGTTACTTATCAAGTAGGCGATCTAATTACCGCAACTAATGCAGGCACCGGTACTGGTACAGCTAAGAGTATTATTGATATTCCGGGTAGAGAGCTACGTCAAATTTTAACGTCAATGCAAAATGAAGTTTTCATTGATGACTTAGCAATGGACTACAACGATGTATTCTTTACTATGGTTAAGTATATCTTAACAGAACAAAAGAATATTGATTGGGTATTTAAAACCAGCTTCATTAGCGCACTACAAAACATTCGTAAGTTAGAGCATTTCCCAAGCTACATTCCGGATAACCAAAGCTTCTACTTAGACTACATCAATGAAGTTAAACCTTATCGTACAGTAGTTCGTGAGTTTATTATTGACTATCAAAAGAACGATACCTTTGGTGGCGACATCACAGACTTTGATTTACCTAGTTACTGGGATTCTGCACTAGGAGTATATCGTAGTCCAAATGGTGAACAACCATACGATGCTGCATTGTTAAACAGCACCTTGTATGAAAATTGGAAAAACAATTACACTTACAAGATCGTTGACTTCAGAATTGAGAATCCAGGAAAAGGATATGTAACTCCACCAGATGTTATTATTACTGGCGGCGGCGGTACAGGTGCTAATGCTATTGCACATATCTTTAGTAGCAACGGTGCATTGTCAAGCATTGAAGTTATTTCTTCGGGTTCTAATTACACATCAACTCCAACCATTACAATCAATGGTGCAAGTACAACTGGCGCTAAAGTTCGTGCGGTATTACGCAATGTATGGACTAAATCTAATGTTTCGTTAGATGGTTTCCACGGACACAATGTTATTCGTAGCGTTAAGACTACTGTTAAATTTGACCGTGTTACTTATACTGGACACAATGCCAATATTTCTGCAAACACAGGATTGGCAAGCAACAATATATTCCAGCAGTGGTCTGATGTATATGAGGGACAAGTCATTGCGGCAAATACCATTATTAATCTTGACAATACATTGTACAAATTGGCTAATGCTGCTGCAAACGTATACACCAATTATACTGCAACCAATTTAGTATTCCCGCCATTGGCTAACTTAACTGTAGTTAACCCTGCAGAGTTTACAAATGCAAACGATCGTATTGTTGCATTCAATGGTAACATTGACTTTAGTCTACTAGATGATGGCGATGTCTATCCTGGTGTAACAATTGATAGCAATACATATACTAAATTTACACCAAATCTAATCGTTGCTGTTGATAGTTTGATTAGCCACAACGGAACAGTTTATCTAACAACAGGCAACGTATACTCATCTGGCTCTAGTGCAAACGTAGCGTTTGCACCATTGTTAGCTAACATCAATACATCACGTGCTGTAATTGAGTATGCCGACGTTAACTCTACACGCTATATTGGTAACAAAGCAGATAGTATTATTTCTAGTGCATACACCGATACTTCATTGGGAATCAGATCAACTGACATTAACATTGATGGTGGTGCATACGTAGATACCTACAGTAGTCATGCTCCAGAGGAAATGATTCCTGGTCGTATGTTTGACACACTAGATATGCGAGTATTTGAAAGCGATTATGCGTTTAGAAATTTCTATTCTAATCTAAGCCAAGGCAACGTAACCTCTCATAGAATTAGCAATGCCGCAACCACAACATTAACTTCTGATTTCTTTATTACGGATGAGTTTATGTATGTTGCTGATGCAACAGTTCTTCCGTCTCCAGATTTAACATACGTGCATCCTGGTGTAGTATTTGTTAATGGTGAAAAAATTACCTATTGGAGAAACTTTTCACACGAAACAGTTAAGCCGTGGATTGCTAGCAATGCCTACATTGGCAATAGTGAGCTAACCTCATTTAACGGTAATATCTATCTAACTACTGGAAATGTATTTGCTCCAAACATTGCATGGATTCCTAATACAGCATACGCTATTAATTCTAACGTATACTACAATGGTAATAGTTACATAACAAACGGTAATGTTGCAGCACCACACTTCAGCGATATTATTGGTAATGTTACTTTCTTGTATAGCGGAAACAATTCTGGATTTAACAGCATTAAGGCAAATGTTAAGTTAATTGGTACTAATACAAATATTCTTGGACAATTACGTCGCGGAGTAGATGGCACAGCACCAAATAATTTAACTATTCACCCATGGACAACTAATACAGCAAGACCTGTCGGCACATATATTTCATACCAAGGTAACACATATATTAGCACAGGCAATGTATATGCATGGAACACACAATGGCAATCAAATCTAGTTGTAAACACAGGATCTTATATCTATCACGTTGGCAATGTTTATCAAACAACAGGAAATGTATACAGCCAGTCATTTAGTGACATACAATCTAATGTAACTTACATCAGAGCTGGAACAGATTCTGGATTTGTTAGCATTAGTTCTAATTTAAGTTATGTATTTGCTGGTACAAGCGGCCTGCGTCATTTGGCTAACACTCGTGTAGTTGATGCAAGTATAGATCAACATATTACTGGTACAGACACATATTTTGCCAATATTGGTACTAGCCCTGTAACATTAACAGTTACAGCAAACGTATCATGGAAATTACGTGCCAATGCTAATATTGTTGCAAATATTGGAGACTATATTACATCGGGGTCAGCAAATGCAAGAGTACTAAGTGGTGTTACAACATGTGACTTAGCCAATATTGCAGTTATAAATGTTACAGGTAATATTGCAACAACCACTGGTTCTACTATCAGTGTCAACGGAGTTGATACTGGCGCTAATATATTCTACGCAACTGTACTTGGTACAGTACAAGCTAATGGAAATGTAGTACTTTCGTCTACAACGAATTTTGAACAACAACAATATATAGTGACACAAAGTAATGTATGGACATCTAATATCACTGCTACCATTACTACTAGCAACACAATTCAAGCAATGTTCTTGAAAGCTCAACCTGGATATACACCATGATAAATACTGATAACAAACAAAATTTAGAGGAAAACGCAGTGGAAAATACACAAAAACAACAACCAGATGAGAATTCTGGAGTTTATCTAAGAGGACATATTAAGATCTTTGATCCAGAATCTGGCGAAGTTTACATTGATAAGTCTAATGCTATCCACTACGAGAATTTTAGTTATGCACTAGCTCGTACAGTAGCTAATAAAAATGCCAGCGAAGGCAGTTTTATTTACGAAATGACATTTGGTAACGGCGGTACTAGCGTAGACCCAACTGGCATTATCACATACTTGCCTACTAACACAACAGGCTTAAACAGTAACTTATATAATCCTACATACTCTAAAATTGTTGACGATACTAGTATTGCTAACTTAGACCCTGTTAATAACAAAATGACTGTAACCCATATTCCTGGTACAATTTATACAGACATTTTAGTTAGTTGCTTATTGGACTACGGCGAGCCTTCTGGTCAATCGTATTCTGACAACAGCCAAAATTTAAACAGCGAATACGTGTTTGACGAACTAGGCCTATGCGGTCGCTCATTGGATGGAACAAGTGGTTTAACTTCAACGGGTTTATTGTTAACTCACGTTGTGTTCCACCCTGTACAAAAATCATTAAACCGTTTAATTCAAATCGACTATACTGTGCGTATTCAAACATTGACTAATTTAAGTTCGATCGGATAACACTATGTCAAGTTATATTATTAATAACACCAACGGTGATGTACTAACAACAATAATACCAGGTACAACAAACGACAATTACGGTTTAACTTTAATTGGACAAAACTTTACCAGCGGTGATAACAGATCTTGGGGCGAAATACAAAACGAAAACTTTGTACGCCTACTAGAGAATTTTGCCAGCGCACAAGAACCTGGCGTAAGTGCTAATAGCGGGTTTCTTGCAGTACCTGGGCAACTATGGTGGGATTCTGGCAATCAGCGTTTAATGATTTACAACGGAACAGATTTCATTCCTGCAAGTGAGCAAACTGCATCTCCCTCTGCTCCTACAGTTTATAAAACAGGTGACCAATGGTTTGATACAATTAACCAACAGTTTAAAATCTACAATGGAACAGCATGGGAAATTATTGGCCCAGGATATACCGCAGGACAAGGTAAAAGCGGTTCAGTGGTTGAAACTATTGTTGATACAACTGGCAATAGTCACACAGTAGTTAATACATACACTAATAATCATCTTGTATCTATTACTAGTTATGATACCCCATTTACTCCTAATGTATCACTGTTCCCAAGCGCAACTGCCTTCTCTACAGTTCAACCCGGTGTTAACTTAGCAGGCAATGTACAATTAAACGGCACAACAACTAATAGTGTTACTGTTGGCGGCGTATACGCTAACGCTATAGCACGTTCTGACATTAGCACCACATTTGCAAGTGATGTTTCTGTTATAGGTAATGTTATTTTAACTAACGCTAATATTTCGTTTGGTAACAAATCTTTAGTATTACAAAATAAAGCATTAGATGGCGGATTCCAGTTTTATGTAAACACTACCTTAGCTGGTAATATTTCTCCATTATCGGTTAGTGGTACAACGGGCCTGGCCACAGTATACGGTAACCCGACTACTAACTTAGGCATAGCCACAAAAGGGTATGTTGATGGTGTTGAAACTAGAGCAAATGTTAACCTGGCAGCAAATGTAGCGACCTTAACGTCGGCATTAAATGCAGTTAGCGCAACATTGGCATCAAACATTGCAACTGTTGAACTTGAGCTATCAACTAGTATAACTTCTGCAGAGAATACTCTTAATTCTGCAATTGATACGTTAGCAGTATCAGTTAATAACCAACTTGCAACAATGGTATCAAACATAAGCACACAGCAAGGATCTATTAATACTATTAATGGTCAGTTGCCGTCACTTGCTTCAATTAGTAGTCCAACCTTTACTGGCACGCCAAGTGCACCAACTCCAGCATTACACGATAATAGCACAACTCTAGCAACAACAGAATACGTAGATAGAGAAGCAACTGCATTAATAAATGACTACACTAATAAAGTAGCAATAGAAGTAACCAATCGTAATAATGCAATTAGCTCAGCAGTATCTACTCTAGCACCAATTGATGCTCCGTCCTTTACAGGCGTGGCAACCGCAGCTACACCGTCTGCGGGCGATAACAGTACTAGAATTGCTACAACAGGTTTTGTCACACAAGCAATTACAGCTCAAAAATTTAACTATACTGTTTCTAGTGGGCCACCGAGTGGCGGTAACGATGGCGACTTTTGGTTCCAGGTAGGATAACAGATGGCCGTATTTTATCCATCAACTTGGGCTACATATAATAGTTTTTTAAACGCATATGGAGTTTGGCCTAATTCGGATTTAGTAGATCCTACTAACCAGTGGATAACAATAACCTATTACGTGAACATTGCATCTGCAGATACATATACATTAAGATGCTCTGGGGATAATCATGTTGTAGTAAAAATAAACGGAGAAACAATTGGTAGTAACGATGATTGGTCATATTACAATGATTATACTACTAGTCTATCCCCGGGTGCTATTACAATTGATGTACTAGGGCTCAACGACGGTGACCCAGCATATGGAAATCCGGGTAGTGTAGCTGCTGCACTTTATACTAGTGCTGGTACTATGATTTGGAATACTCGTGTAAATTCTGTACCACCCCCACCCCCACCTGCTGTTCCAATTACATCGCCGAGAACCAATGGTATGTATGTTAAACGTAGTGGGGTCTGGACAGAAGTTGTAAATCCAACTGTGAATCAAAGTGGATCTTGGAATAATGTTACCAAGGGATTCGTTAAACGCGATGGAGTATGGAAGAAGTTTTTTCCGGATTCCGGGTCAATTACATTTAGTTCGCCGGGCTCATATGGGTGGATAGTACCGCCGGGTGTGCATAGCATATTAATCGATGCAGCAGCCGGAGGCGGCGGTGGCGGCGGTTCCAATGAAGTAGAAGCCGGAGGCGGAGGCGGAGGCGGTGGCTCCGGCGGATTTACGCAAGGACAAGCATTAACTGTTACCCCAGGCGAAACTGTACAAATAAGTGTAGGAAATGGAGGCTCTGGAGCCCCATTTGTAGGAAGAACATATGGCGCCCCGGGAGGTTCTAGTGGCGGAGATACTGTTATTTCTGGATCACACGGATCTATTTTATTAACCGGCGGTGGCGGCGGTGGTGGCGGAT